GCCAAATGCCTCAGCCCGTGCAAGTTCTTCTCTACCTAGTGGATAAGGTGAAGGAGGATTATAATAAGCCTCCTTATCAAATGGAACAACAGGAGCAACAGAAGCAGCAGGATCAGTAGTAGCAAGAAGACCCTTTCCAGTTTCAGAAACTAAATCTTTAGGTCTTGCTCTAGGCAAAGGGGGTACCAGCTCTTTAGCTTCATACTCTTTAACAGGATCAGTAGAAATAGCAGCAGGAGAAACAGTACCAACAGGAAGATTTTCTTGGAACTCTCTATGGTAAGCAGCAAGATCAAGATCTGTAACTACGGAATTAACAGGTGTGTTAGTTTGCCAGTTTAATGGTGTGTATGTTCTTCCTGTACGTATATTGAACAAATTTGTGAAATAATCAGGAGTAGGAATAGGAGAAGCTAATTGTTGTGGAGGTCCAATTAGATTCATAGATCTATAATCTTCATCTCCTACTATTCCTGATCTAGGGGCCCAGCCCGAAGTATCAGATAATGGAGGTAGTTCCTGATATGTAACATTTTCTGATGGTGGTACAGATTGAGTTTGTTCTTGAGATTGAGGTTGAGTAGGTGGTACTGTTGGTTCAACATTTTGTTCAATAACAGATACTGTTTTCTCTTCTTCTGCTTTTGCTTTTGCTCTTAATGCTAGTTGTCTGTTATATATCATCTCCTGCTGTTTTAGATCAAACCGCCTACCAGCCCATAACGCAAACATACCGAAAAAAGGTATTCCTACCGCCGAACTGACTATCTTCGTCCCTAAAACCTTCGCTGCTTTTTGTGTTGCTTCTTTAGGTGTTTTAGGAAAATCTAAAAGTTCTTGCACAGTAATCCCTTTTTTAGCAGCTTCCTTTTGTAGATCTATCTGTAGTCCCATAGCAGCTAAAGCATTTGTAGATAACGACTCTTGATTAGTCATTTCTAACTCTGAGTACATCCCATTCAGTAAACCGGGATTGTTTATTATTGGATTATTTAATTTTGGATCTGTATAAGCAGCTACAGCTTTACGACCTAGATCTGTTACTGATCCAGTTCTAGGATCAAATTCAACATTTAATCCTTTTTGTCCAAAAAAATCACGATCAATAACCATACCCGGAGTACTACTTGGTCCAAGTAGAGAACCTGCTGCTGGATCTAAATTATCTCCTGTAACAATATCTCCTTGTTCATAACCTCTAGGCATAACTTGTCGAGGATCTCTTTGAGGAGAACGCAAATGAGGAAGCTCACTCAGAGCTATTTGTTCATCTTTACCTAAAAATAACTTATTTAATTGCTCTAAAGCTCCTGCTCTATTTATTTGTGCATCATTATACATAATTATTTTTATTCTTTTCTATCTGTGCATTTTCTAATGAAGATTTAACTACGTCCTTGAGGTTCTTGAATGTTTCCAGTAAAGCCAGCTTCCCCTGCAATCGGCGGAACTCCAACTCCGATATTTCCACCCCCAACGCCTGATGGGTCCATTGGATTTGCTCCAACAGGTACGCTTCCATTGGTTCCCATAGGTCTGGGCTGTTGACTAGCGGGTGGAGCTTCCGTGCTATTTTGGGATTCATTTAAACCTCTTAGGATATCTGCAAAGATTGCTGCTTCATCGGTATTATTAACAAGCTGATCAGGATCAATGTCTTGAGAAATTGCTAATTCTCTCACAAGATTAGGAATCTTGATAAAGGGAGCAAGCATGGGATTAGCAATAGTTTGTAGTAAAGTTATTAATCTCTGAGTTCTAACTTCCTTCTGCATTACTGATGCAACACCTTTAGGTTTAATCTCTAGATCACCTATGATCTCAGCATTGTCATCATTAAATTGCATGTTCCATTGAAAGAATGATTCCCCTAAAGGTCGTAAGAGAAAATCATCTATGTTCTTTATAACAGTCTTAATAGACAGCCCTGCTGATCCCATGATCATGGACAGACCAGAAGCAGTACGACCCGTTCCTGTTACACCTGTCTGACCATGCGTAATAGAGGGGATACCTGTTTCTTCATCTGCAAGTTGTCGTGCAGCCTGATACATCTGTAGATTTTCAGGAGCCGTGTTGGGGAATTTAAGACCGTTAACGGCTGTTCCAGTAACACCAGATTGGCGTCTGAAGATTTTACCCGGATAGACTTCCATGTTCTGTCCGGGTACAAGCTGTGTCTCATCAATATCAAATACCATGTTACCAGCAAGAGCTAGATTATCAATAGCCATTCTCATGTGACCGTTCATGAGAAGCTGTGCATCATCCATGTTTTCTGCCACACCCACACCAAAGAATTGGTAAGGATTAAGCTCATATGGGAAAGCCTGATAAGGTATTCGGGCTGGCATGAAGGGATTCAGTACACAACGAATAATATTATCGTTGACAATCCATGCATTAATCTGTACAGAATCTAGATTAGAAACACTATCTGGAAGATCAAGACCAATCTCATGAGCGAGGTATAGATCTAATGTACCCCAATATTCAAATACTTCATATCTATTCTCTGCATAAAGTGGATCTTCATCTTCTGAATAGATGGTATTCTCAAAATATCTCTCCTCATATTGAGGACCATGCTCAAGAGCTACTTCAATAGCTTCTTCATCAAAGAATGGACGAGAAGAGAGATCTCTGAGTTGTTCTCTGTTATAACGATGTCTTTGTATGATATATTCAGCATCTTCAATATTCGTAGCTGAAGGATCAGGATAGAAATTCCAACAAGATACAGCTTCTACTTTAGGAATAAGTTTAGTATAAGGATCAAATATCTTCTCACCTTCTACCATCTGCCAATTATTTACAATCTTCTCATAGTTAAACGGCCCTTTAATGATACCTGTACCTAGAAGGGCCGACTCGAAGATTGCATGACGAAGAACATTCGTAGCATTTGTATTAATTAACTGATCATGTATTTGCTTCTCCATGTTACGAGCAGCGATAGCGGCTGGCTCAATCTGTGGAGAACCCGGAATAACACTTGGTCCTTCCTTTAGATTAGAAGCACCCGCATACTTTTCTTTCAACCCACCTAAGAAGTCATCAAGTTGAGATAGTGGAACATCTCTTGCTTGTTCCATAACCATTTGTTCTTCTGGGGTTGCCAGATGAGCAAACTCAGCTATTCCTTCTGGAATAGGTGTATTTGAAACTGTGATAGGGAATTTATTATTAGCAAATAGAATATCAGAGATTTGTCCAAAAGCTGCAAGAACTTTTACCTTAGTAAGTCTTACAAATACTTTAGACTTCTCCGAAGACCTATAGGTGGAAGAAGTATCATTGATACCTCTATAATTTTTATATGCAGATAACCATCTCCTTTCATCTGAAAGACGACCGGTCTCAGCATCAAGAAACTTACTCTTGATAAATCCTATAAGTCCGGGAAGTTCTTCTGCTTCTACCTCTACAACTTCAGGAGTTTCTTCTTCAGCCATAAATTGAGTTATCTTCTTTCATGAAATTAGCAGTCATCATCTTCTTACCAGATTCAGATGGGACATCGGCAGACTGTTTAAAATTAACATCAGTCGGACCCATGATATCAGATTCTAGAGGTTCACGATAAAGCATACCATCAGGTACGGGACTCATCTGACCTTGCTTCTCAGCCATACCTTCAAAGTCTTTAGCAGTATAGGGTTTCATATAGGGCATTAATTTCTCCTTTATTAAATTCTTTTAGGTTTACGAACAGAGCCGCCTTTAACATATTGTTTCATAACTTTTGCGGGGCGGCTAGATACTCGACCACCTCCCTTCTTACCAATTATATTTTTCTTAATTTTCTTAATTACTCTCTTAACGGGGTCTTCGGGTCTTTTCCGTCCTTTATTCTTGTCTCTCCAAGCTTTATCATATTCTTTCCAATTATCATATTCTTTACCATCGTAGATAACAGTATCAAATCCACCACCTCTTTCCTGACTTACTATAAGTTTTTCAATACGTTGAAAATGTCTACCTATTTCATCATTAGTAAGGGGATCTTTTTTTTCTGAAGGTTGTTTTTCTGCTTTTTCTGATGCTTCTTTTTGTACTCTTAATCTTGCTGCTGCTGCACCTGTAGGTAGACCGACTGCTCTTGCTGAAACTACATCTGGAGCAGGTCTTGGTCCTTTACCATAACCAGCAGGAAGATCTTTATCTCTAGCTGCTATTATAGCCCCAGTAGCTCCTATACCAGCGGCACCTCCTCCAATAATCCAAGGTAGAACTTTTTTGTCTCTTCTTGCTCTAACTCTTGCTTCACTTGCTCTTCTAGTTTTAGAACCCGGAGCACCTGCTTCTTTACGTTTGGGAAATTGCCCTCCTCTAAGTTTACCAGTTTTAGGATCTTTCGATACTTTTTGTCTTGTAACTAGTGTTTCCGTTCCTCTAGGTTTTGTTGCTTCTCTTCTTGAATGGGGACTCTTACCTGATCCTTTAACAGGAACTTTTGTACCTGCTTCAACATCAGCAATATCTTTTTGTTCTTTTTGTTCTTGTTTTCTTTTTTCTTTAGCTTCTTGTTGTCTTTTCTTTTTTGCTTTTTCCTCTGCTTTTTTCTTAGCTGCTGCTTTTTTCTCTTCTGCTCTTTTCTTATCTGCTGCTTTCTTTGCTGCTCTATCTTCTTTTGTCTTTTTATCTCTTACTTTTTTAGCTTCTCTAGCTTCTCTTATTCTTTTTTGTCTCTCAGCTACAGTCTCAATTTTTTTCGTTCTCTGAGGTGTAGCCTTTCGTGATGCTTTAAACATATTTGCTTTTACGGCTTCGTCGGCTGCTTTTTTAGTTATATGCCGACTTATAGATTTTCCAAATTGTTTAATAAGGTCATCAATATTTTTTCCTGTAATTTTTCTTGCAATAAAATTTCCAGCAGTATTTTTAAATACTGCCCATCCTACTTCTAATGCTGCTTTTGCCATAACTTAATTTCTCCTAATATCCAAAGACAGAGTCTTCCATTGCAGGTGCAGAATCGGTATGGAACTTGAAATTATGAAGAGAAGCTGATGTTTGTCTGTTCATTACCATATACCTCAATGCATCATATGCATGGTCTTCTGTGCGTGTATCTACATCTTCACTATTTGTTTTTGAAAGAGGAAGAGTGGGAAGTGTTCTGACAAGATTAGTACAGGTATTAAACATCCTCAGTCTGGGATTACCATATGCATCTGTCTGTAATCTTCTGTGTACTTCTATCTTTCCATTTACTCTATCAGAGTTTGATGGAACCCATCGTACTCCTTTTCGTATCATACTTTCTGCTACACTTAATCCATGTCCTGTTTTATTCCAACATGATCTATCTAAGATACCAATATACATTACAGGATCGTCTGCTTCCATCTGTAAGATAAGATCTGCCAACTGTTCTCCCGTGTGTCCTTTGACGTAAAGCTCTCTGTATATCCAGATATTATCATCCCAATCTAATGCTCCCCATAGAACACAAGAGGGGGCGGAATATCCATAATCGCAAGCTCTTACTCTGACCCAGTTATAAGGAACTTCCACCGGATCGATAACATGAAGTTCTCTGTTAAATTCTCTGAAGGCTGCTCCTTCTGCTACGTCCCAATCACCAGATAGAAGTCTCTTCCGTTCTACTTCTGGTAGAGATAGGAGCATTGTTTCATACTCACCATCTTGTGCTAGGTGTGGGTTGTCTGTTAGTCTGGCAGGTATGAACTTTCTTTGAAATAAGGGTTGATTTGCTTTTTCATGCAATGGTCCATATGTTAGTACTTTACCTGTCTCAATGTCTGTGGCCCAGAAAGGATTTGTGGGAGGTTCAGGATCTACGAACATCTTCTTGACCCACCAACCCCCTGCCCCTCCGGGATTTGAGGAAGCTCTCATGTATGTTTGTATCTTAGGATCGGTTGTTCTTAGTCTTGATCTTAGATAATTCCAAACATATGGTGTAGGATAATGACCAAGCTCATCAATTCCAATCCATGTAAATGACTGACCTTGATAGCGATAAACATCATCATCTTTATCTACATAGCTGAAGAGAGCCTTAGCTCCACTTGGAAATTCCCATGTCTTTGTTGACTCCTTGAATCTAGCTTTTGGAAAAGCCTTTGGATAAATCTGTTTACTTTTATCGATAAGTTCTGTTAGTTCTGCTAATGTTCTTCTGAGGAGTAATGCACGATGATTTCCATTATCTGCATATCTGAGTAAGTCCATTAACATTGCATATGACTTACCTCCACCTGCTGCACCTCCATATAGTACTTCCTTTTCAGGAGAAGCTAGGAACTCTGTTTGTGGTCCATCATTAGGTTTAAATGTAATTTCAGAACCATCTTTAACTGCTTCTTGTACAGTTCTGGGTAGATTAGCTAGAGTTTCTCCTTTTAACAAACCCCCATGCTCTAGT